GAGCCATCCCAATCGCCTTTGTATATTTGCAGGTTTTCAATATCCGTGGTTAAGTAATCTCCAGCTGAATTGTAATACCGCTTGTCTTTTCCGTCGCCATAAGTTGGATAGTAGTTTGTAGGTATTTTTACTTTTTTAAGTTTTGCCTCGTATGCTCTTTGCGGTATGTCTGAAAAAACTCTAGAGTCTAATTTTATACCTGCGTAAGCTGTAAAAGGATACCTTAAGTTGCCTTTTGTGACTTCGGTTATTTTATAAACGCCAATATTTTTAAATATTAAAGTTGAATTTGTTTCTGTCGACATCTTAGTTATCCTTATAAACCTCTTAAGAGCGCTTTCTTCTTGGTTAGCTGTATTCAGATTGCTTTCTCCAAGTTTTTTAGCAGGAGGAAGTACAAAACACTCAAAAAGTCCACCCTTACCATCTATAATATCAAAAAACCCAGGAGCACAATGCTGCAAGCCAGTTTCGCTTTCTCCTATATCTTGTATTTCTTGTATATAACTATATGAATCTGCAGCCTCTAAATTATATGGATTTCCTATGTCAACTAACGATGTAGATTCTATCATTGCAGCTATCTGGAAAAATTTATTTGTTGTTGTTTGTGTTTTTCCAGTTTCAGATATATATCCGACCTCGACTCTTATGTTGACAACTGAAGGTATTGTCGTGCCAGCTGCTAAATCTGGATCTTCAGGGTCTCCAATGCTTTGTTGTACGGTGTCAGTCAACTTATCTATTGCTAAAGTAAACCATACACAATCTACGTTCGGAGATAATATAGTATGAGTTAATGCTTGAGCTTTTTCGTCGAAGTCTTGGTCGTTCTTATCCCAATCTGCAAATTTCTGGGTGCCTTTTATTGTCCCTCTATCGTCTCTGCTTCCTTCTTGTATAGAATATAAATATTCCTCATCCATCTCTGGTAAACTTCTACTGCTGAAAGTCAATCTAGGCCAAATGCCGTCTTTCTTTAAGCTACTACTTTGACGAAGCCTTTGCACAAGATTTCTGCTCGTAGTAAAAGGTCCGAGTAAAGTATAGTTGTAAGAATAATCTACATGTATATCTTGAAAATAATCTAATGATGATTGTTTTTGTGATCCTCTTCTAAATTCAGTCAAAACATTAGACCAATTATATTTAACTGCATTGAATTCATCTTTGTCTTTTTTATTAAAATCATCGATTTCTCCGTCTGCATCGGCAGATTGATCTACTATCTCTCTAAAAAGACCAAAAGGAGTTTCGACTCTTATACTTGATGATGCCAAATTTGGATCTACTGTAAAAGGACAATTAACTGGAACGTAAGTTTCGTAAAATTCTACAATATCCAATACTATAGTTTGTACTTTTTCAGAAGCTGGAATAGTAAATTCTGGTTCATCATTCCAGCCAAACTCCAGCCAGTTGGTTTCATTAGTACCTCTGAATTCTCCCTCTGATTGTCTGCTATATAATAGTTTAGTATCTGCTGTTATTTTGACGTTAGCTCTTGAAAATTTTCTAGCTCCATTACGACTTTCATCTCCATTGTATTGTTTTTGAAAGTATATTTTTGCTCCTATAGGCGTTCTTGTCGCTGCTGCCTTAAATGTATATTTAATTTGCCAACCTTTTCTTATCACGTTCCCATTAGTAAATAGAGGTTTTGTTTCATGTGATATTTCTTGAACTTCTTTGCCTTTTATAAAACCACTTTTTCTTAGTATTCTTTTTTCGTTTGTTGAAAGGTCGCAACTTCCATTATCTACTACCTGAAGTTCAAAATCGTAAACTTCATAATAAACGTTATAATCTGTTTTTGCAAGAGCTCCGTTAGCTGTATCAAAAAAAGTTCCTGTACCTGAATTTGGTTTATATGGAGTATCATACCTATCGAATAAAGAAAAACCTTTAAAGTTTTTTAAGAATTCAACTTCATATTGATTTTGAGCTAGAACTAAAATATCTGTTTCGTTAGGACTCGCCAGTTGAGCTGATGGGTTTGAGTTTATATATTCTTGCTCATATTCTGGCGGATAGTTCCCTTCTACATTTAAATAAACATAAGGCTCTACATCTAAAGAGAAAAAGTAAAACCCTTTAACTTTTCCTTTCCAAGTTCCGTCCGAAGCAAGAACTGGAACAAACATTGAAGTGGAGTTATCAGCTATCTTTAAACCATTAGAAGAAACTGAAGAATCTAAACCGAAACCTGCTAAATAATTTAATTCAGATGTTGTTTTTCCATCAGAGTCTCTTTTAAGGAAAAAATTAGTATGCTTATAAAATTCGAAACCTTCCATCGTTCCTTCTATAGTTATACATGTAAAAGGTGGTATTTTATTTTCTGGGTTTAAAAACCAATTAGGAAGTTCTTTATAGTATTTTGATTCAAAAAACGAACGAAAATCTCCTATATTTATAGAATTGTCGTCAATCCTTGATTGGTCAAAACCGTTTTGCAATAAAATGCCTTTTGCATATTGTTTCATGTAAAGGTTCCCGTTGGAAAGTATATCCAAGAAAGAATCCAAACCTTTTCTGAAGTTTGTTTTTTTATCTAAAAGATCAACACTTTCTATGATTCCCATGCAAAAGTTAACTTCATATTTGCTATTGGACAGCAAAGCTTTTTGAATGCTTGTTTCGTTGTTTGTTATTACGTTGGAATAATTGCTTGGCCTTTTTGTTAAATTTGAAAATCTTCCAATATCATTTATATTATTATTCGCACCGCCATCGTAAAGAGGTTGGAATAACACATCTCCATTTTGCTCCCAATATTTTCTTACTATATTATATTGATAATATAAGTCATTAAGCTCGAAAAGATTTGATGTGTCAGGATAACCTATGCTCCCGATCTCTAAATCGGTCATTTTTATTGAGCTGATGTCTTTAAAAATCTGAGAAAACTGATTTGCGAATGAGCTTTGATCATCTAATTTAACTTCTTTACCATAATCTGGCAAAAACTTTTGATTAGTCTCTTCTACTGCTACATTATTAAGATATACTCCTTGAAGGATAGCGCTAGATGGAAGTGTGTATCCATTTTTATTACAAAGACCCTCTATAGGTCCGTCTGATATCAGATCTAAAATTTCTGAATAACCATAAGAAGAAGATACCTCATAATCCCCCAGCTTTGGAGGCGTCAATGTAGCTGGTTTAGGTTTTCTTTTTTTACCTCCAAAAGCTCCAGCTATTTGGGTTTTTATTTCGTAATGCTTCATCGCTTAAAATCTATCGTTACCCCAAACCAAACCTCCTGGTACAGTTGTCCATTCTTTTTCTGTTCTTTCTCCTCCTCCTTTTATGTTCATATTTAAAAGAGGACCTTCCATTCCTGGAGGGCAATAACAAGGAGCGTAAGTGTCATGGCCATTTATTCCGCGTTGCATGGTTTCTGGAGCTTGGTAGTTCGCACATTTGTACTCTGTAAATAAGCTTGTAGTGCTAAATCCCATTACTCTATTATCTTGGTTCTGCTGGCAAAATTTTCCATTACAGTCTCCAAATGGCCACCTATAAGCTGCAAAAGGAGAGTTGCTGTAATATGGGGAGCCTCCACATGGAGAAAACCACCAAGAAAAATCAATAATAGATCTCAAAATTATTGTTTTCTCTTGAAGAATATTAAATTTTGTATAAATGTTTGCTCCGTTTCCTATTAGCGATTGCGGGGTGGCTTTTTGAGGCACTATAAATATATCCCAATAATCGTCACTAACGCCACGCGATTGATATACTCCAGGAGTTTGGTAACGGTAAGAGGGTCTGCTAGGTAACGCTCCGTAAGGGTCATAAATTGGTTCTTGCATTTGAGAGAGAGCTCTTACCCCTGCATCCTCGGTGTACCAAGTGGTCCACTGGTTACCTCCAAGAGTAAATACTTTTGTTTCCCCAGGCTGCAGTCTACCGCACAATAGAGCAAACTTCCCTATGGTAGATCTTAATCCTTCCAGTTGTCCTGCTGGGTATTGAGCGCTGATTGGAAATGAATAACCAGCCTCTCCTTTTTGTATAGCCCAAGCTTCTACTGGTTCTTGAGTGTCGTTTTCAATCCTTATAGGGACTGTGCCGTATATCTGGGCTTGGCTCACTGGTTGCCAATCGTTGCCTACAATAAGTGAATTGCCATTTTGAGGATCTGGGTCGTAGCTCATAACGCTCTTTCCAATTATGCCCATTCCATCAGTCCAACCATTGAAATCTCTTGGGGCTTCATTTGGCCATTTTACGTCTTTAAATATTTGAGTGTCTGAAACTGAAGGTAGGGTATTTACGTCCTGACCTTGTCGGAATGCTTGCGATGGTTTATATGATTGAGGGAAGTTTTTCGTAGAAAACTGGATAACACTTGTACCTACCATAAGCCTTCCGTAACCAACTGGAACAGGTATACCTTGGTTCGCCAAGTTTGCTTTATTAGAAAAAGTAAAAGACTCCGTCAAAGCTCTTGTTGTTGTTTCTATCGATGGAGGTTCTGGTGGTTTTGGGGCTAAAAGATTCATTAATAGCATGCTTCCAATGCCTATAGCTAAACTTCCAGCAATAAAAGTTCCAGCTCCTATAGTTCCAGCTGCGAAAGCTGCCCCCAATAAGCCAGTTCCAACAGAAGCCGCTGCGCTTACGGCGATAGCAGCGGCTACTGGCCCAGATCCTATTATAGCAGGGACAACATCTATTTTCTTTACGCTACTAAATTTTTTTATTTGGTTTAATGTTTTTATTTTTTTACCATCAATAATCAAAGCATAATGCATACCTTGCTGACTAAGGTCTGACATTTTTTTTCTAAAACCAGGTCTATTTGCGTCTATAGCTTGAAAGACTTCTTTCATTGATGATATGTTCAATCGAAAACTTTCACCGAATTCTTTCCTGATTATTCCATGTAAAACTACTTCAGTCATATGTTTTTTAAAATTTTATTAACTATTTCTTCACTTGAGTCGTCGTTTTTTGGCAAATAAACTTTAAACATTTCCGTATTTAAAGAGTAAATCATAAATGGTATACAGCAGTTTTCAGACATCAATATATCAAATTCAGAAGGTTCTTCATCACCAGATACATGGCTATGAAAAACATAAGCTATTTTATTTTGTTCTTTAAAAGTCAAAAAATCTAAAGGATCTATTGCAAAATACTTTTTAGGGTCTTCGGCTATGTTTTTGCAAAGTTTAAGTGTATAAGTTTCATTAGAAAAACCTACAAAGCCGCAGATCTCTACACTCATTTTTTCTTTTGACCATTCTGCTATTTTTAAAAAAATATCTTTCTCTTCTTTGCACTCGAAGTAATTTTTTAGTTTTTCCTTCACCTTTTTTTTATGTTGAAGATCTAAATTGGAAACCGTCCGTACCAGGAAAACCGCCGAAAGGAAGATTTTCATTGCCAAACCTTATCTTGCATGAAGAAAGTTTTTTATTGCAACCATCTTTTCCCCACAAATCTGGATTTTTTCTTGGATCTTGTCCGCTTATATAGAAACCAGAAGCGACTGGCCATGGTGTAGAGGTCCCTGGTTTATTAACATCAGTAAAACCAGATTGTGCAACATAGTAAGTTACCGAAGCCTCTGGAGCTCTAGAGCCTTCGGGATCGTGTATCATCACTTTTGGGTTCTCTATCCAAACATAGGATCCATTTCCATATGGTTTTTTTACATCCCACTCTTGATTTGGGTCTTTGAATGAAAATTCATCTACCTCATTTTGATACCTCCATAGTGGAGGTAGGTTTTGTTCTATAGATGTATAATCTATAGCTCCTATAGCGGTTGTATCTGTACCTGTTACTATAGGTGTTTGAAATTCGCTTACAAATTCACTGCCATCGTCTTTTTGAATAGGTCTTCCTTGATAGTGACAACCATTACCTCGATAATCCCAATAACAATATCTTGCCAAAATCCTTCGGCTGTTTACGTCACTGTTCTCTAAATCAAGAGGGGTTGTAAGCTCCAACTCAACAAAGTTTTTATTCTCCTGTGTTTTTTGGGATACTACGTAAACCTGATTTGTTAACTCTGCTGTTGGGTCTTGCTCTCCGAAAGGGTTTCCTCCATCGAAGTTTTCATCATCTAAAAACTTAACAAAAGTTCTTTTTCTGAATATCCTAGCATTTATAAAGTCTTCGTTTTTCGCTAATAGATCTGAAACATATAGATCTTTATTGGATATTCTTAATTTTGGCCTACTTAGGCTAGCTGCGGCATCAGCTTCGAAACCATCTATTTCCATTGGTATAGGAACGTAAGTCTCGCCTTGCCACTTTAAACCTTCTCCAAATAAAGAACCATTATGAACATTAATGAAAAAGTCTGCCCTATCTTCATAATCTGGGTATATGGTAAATAGCTCAACTATAGCTGTAGGCTCTAAGCTTAAAAGCTCTCTCGCTATTTTTTCGCTTCCTTTTCCCATATTATATGATACACTTATTCTAATGATAATATAACAAATTGTTAATTTTTAAACACATAAAGAAAAAAAAGTTCAAATTTAATGTAATAGTATTACTATATATAGTAACAAAAAAAATAAATCAAAGTGGATAACAAAAAAATATATAGAGTTTTCAATAGCAAAAAAAAATATAGACAAAGCTATTGTTCATCTTTGTCGGAGTCTTATGCTTGGGCTATTGATTGTGCATTAACAGAGAATGGTTATGTATATGAAGATACTATTTGTAACTCTGGTAATACTATTGAATCAAAATTAGTATATCCGAAAAATAAAAAGTGAAAGTTTTCAACGTAGATTTTGATAAAGAATCTTTTAGAGAGAGCTTTATTGATTTTTTTTCAGAATCATCACCGACGGAAGATTCTGAATATGGTTCTATTGAATCTAGGATAATCCAAGCGACTGACCTAATAGAAGAGCTTAGGGAGTCTGATATATCTTTGTTTTCCTCTTATGATGGCGATTATCCAATAATGTATTGTTTTTTTGACATACAAAAAGAAAAAAAACAGATCTATATTAATTTTTGTTTTCCAGGTTTTCGATATAATTCTACAAAGGATTCGAATAAAATGGCGGAGGGTTTTTATTCCTGTTGCTTAAAAGCTATGAGTATTTGCGGTTATGATTATATGGAGGCCGAAATAAGAAGGGGTAAAAGAAAAAAGTCTATGCTTTTATTTCTTTCTAAATTTTACAAGGCTTGCGTTATAGAAAAAAAAGACAAAAACTCACTACATGTAATAAAAATTAAAAAAGAATCACTATTAAATGAAATTAAAAAACTGCAACTTTAAAGTTATAGGGGTAAATAAAACTACACAATATCTAGATGGCGTTGTTTTTTCTATGCCTAACTTTGTTTTCTCTGAAAAGAATAATATAGCTACTACGAAAATTAATAGTAAAGATTATAGTTTTGATATAAAAAATATATATTTTGTCGACGGAGAGGTTATAATCGATGGTTTTGTGGCCGACGAATCTTCAAAAGTTGGAAGAATATCATTGAAATATTTGCCATAATAACCATTTATGTGTATGTATTTTTATGTCGACATCAACACAATCTACACTTTTAAAACAAGTAGGTCACTACGGCGGAGAGCGAATCGTAGGGGATCAAACAGTAACTGGCAAATTCATGGCAATACATGCACTTGCTGATACAGCTGTAATGGCTGGCACAGAAGGAAGCATCGCTAATTTTGTTGGAGCCACAATCGTTCTTGGCGATGTAATTGTTGGCGAATGGACCACAATCCACCTTTCTGGGGATGCCATCGTGTACTATTCTAGCTAAAAAATGAGAGTTCTAAGATTACTTGGTAACACGATAAGAAGAAGGTTTGTAGCCGTCGTCTTAGGTGGTTGTTGCATCGCTTCTTGGAAGGATCTTGTAGAATGGGATGATGATTGCACTTGGAAAGAGCAAGATGTATGCGACGGTTCCCTATGGGAAAATGAAAAGATTTGGAGGAACCAATGCGTTTGGACTGTAACTGAAGCGCCTGGACCACCTGAACCACCATTAAGCACCTCTTTATGGGTCGAGGCTGAACTGTGGGAAGAAACAAGCGCATGGGAAAACTCTAAAGTTTGGGATGAAAGCGAAACATGGGACGAACCAGAAACTTGGTTATCTTAACTACGAATAGACAAATCAATAAAATTTAATAAAAACAATAAAGTTATAGTGTAAAAATAATTAGCAATATAACTTAATAAGAAAAACAAAAAATCAACTTTAAAATAAAATGTCACAAATTCCTTTTGCGCCAACACCCAACGTTACAACCCACTCTGATGCTAGGGCGGCTTTTAATGCAAACTTTTCTGATTCTGAAACAAGACTTTCTGCTTTAGAAAATATTTACACACAACAAACTCTGTCTTCTTCTGGAAACACTACAACCCTTGATATCTCATCTGGTTATAATGCTACAATGGTAATGACAGAAAACACCAACTTAGTCATCTCTGGAGCTAGTGCTGGTGACGCTGGTATAATTACAATCAGGCAAGATTCAACAGGGTCTTGGTCTATGACAACTTCTAATAAGGTTCTTTCTGGATCTATAGCGACTATAGTAAATATTGTCCCTACTACTGGGATATGTTCTTTAAGTTGGTATTACGACGGCACTGAATATATTTTATATGTATCGGAATCTGCTTAAAAACCCAAAGGAAACATGTAAAACATGAGCTTATTAAACGAATAACCAAACCAAATTACTGAAGCTCAGAAAAAATCATCAAGGATTAGAT